CATAATGTGTGCAATGGTCTGGGAGTATGCCAAACAAAGAAATGTACCAATCAAATTCATCAATAATGGCGATGATTGTGTCGTGTTCATGGAAAAAGAGTATGAGGAAGAATTTACAAAAGGCCTGAATGAATGGTTTATTGAAATGGGATTCAGAATGACGCGAGAACCGACTGTGTCTGAGCTTGAACAAATAGAGTTCTGTCAGATGCGAGTTCTCAAAACATCACGTGGTAATATCGCTGTGCGAAATTTCGACACTGCTAGGGAAAAAGACACTATGTGTCTATATCCCCTTAACAGTGAGAAAGCAATGCGCAAGTGGTTGTATGCCGTCGGTGAGTGCGGATTAGCGTTGTGTGGAGGAGTACCTGTAATGCAAGCAATGTATAGTTGCTATATGCGTAATGGGCTACCGTCTAATATTGGAGATAGTGTGCAGATGCAGTGTGGTGCTCGATTTTTGGCTATTGGTTTAGCGTCAAAGTCGGCATTCATAACAGATGATGCGCGCGTGAGTTTCATGGCGGCTTGGGATTACACACCTGATGAGCAGGTAGTGTTAGAAGAGTATTACAATGGTTTAACCATTGATTACCACCCAGTCGCCTATGAAAATCTCGAAGACATAGACAACTCCCCACTATAAATGAGATTTCATGGTAACTATTGTGGTCAAAATTGGTCAGCAGGTAAGGTGCAAACAAGTGTTGTTAGCGATGTGCCTGCTATTGACGATTTTGACGAAACATGCAAACAGCACGATGCTGCCTATGCTACAAACCGCGATTTGCTTGACGCTGATCTTAAATTCGCTTCTGCCAATATTGGTAGAGGTGCGAAGAGATCGGTGGCGGCACTCGCGGTGGGTGGCCAAGCTGCAATTCGGGCCCTTGATAAATTCTATCCTACAATTTATAAAACTAAAGAAGAAATGACGAAGAACCTTAGAGGTTCTAAACCCAAAACCAATGGGGGAAAGACCCCCTCCCGCGCCACGGCGCAACAAAAGAATAAGAACAGAATCACCAGTCGTGAAGTCCCTGCTGCCACTGGCTATCAAATGAGCCAGTTTAACGCTAATGTGCGTAGAACAGGGACCACCACTGTGGTTGTTGGTCGTGAATATGGGGCCACTGTTTCCGTAGCTAATTCATCAACCTTTGGTGTTTCAGGTATGGTACCAGTGTCACCAGCCTTTTTCCAGAGTGCCACATTGGGTACTCATGCCAAGTGCAATGAACTCTTTCGATTTAAGAAAGTGACAGTGCACTATGTGCCTGCTGTGCCAACAAGCACCCAGGGACAAATATTGTTGTTATCGAGCAAATGTATTAATGAACCATTCATTAATTCAGCTGCTTCATCATTCCTAGCAAGAGGAATGTCACAGTCTAACGCTGTGTTAACACCAATTTGGCAGACTTGCACCACAACCATTGGTTGTGATAGTGCATGGAGAAACGTTGATTGTTTCACCGATGAAGATTTGAATGACAATATACTGGAGGAAGTCCAAGTATATGGTTGGTCAGATTTCAGCGGAACTGCTGGATCCATAATCATTGATTATGAATGCGAGTTCAAAGATCCAATCTACCAACCGCATTCAACCATCATCCCTGATATCACTGGCCCGTGTAGTTTACTAGTGTTTGCTGATGACACAGCCGCCAATTCAATTGGTGATGCTTTTTCATTAACTCAATCAACACTGTGGACCAATTATGGGTCAGGAACCATCGTTAGAATGGTGTTCTGTCAAACGCTCAGCACATTACCAACAGGACCAGCAACCTGGGGGGCAGTTAACAACATTGTTTCTGCCACCGGTGCCAGCACAACCTCAAGTACTTCTACTGCAGTTGCTATTGCAATGAGTGAAGGTACCACGGTCTACGGAGTAATCCGTGCTGGTACAATTGCGGTCTATGGGTCTTTGGCAACAGCCAAATCATCTGTGTTTAATGGGCTAATAACATACCAAACAGCAACTACAGTTAAGGGATCTTATTCTTTTCTGGTGCATCTTGCTAGTGCACCACCCCAATCCTTCCTTACCACACAGTAGGGAATCATCCTACCGGGTGCGACCTAGGTCGTTAAATTACATATTATATAATTCTATATTGTTGTGGATCAAAATAGTTGGATCCAAATCAAAATGCGAAAGGATACCTGTATGGTGTGGGAACCATGCGAAGTAAAGTGTAGTGGTGTACACGTGGCATTTGTAGATTTGGACTTAGCGTTTTAGTCCTGCGTAACCATTGATTAACAAATATAATGAAAAATCCAATAAAAATAATGTTAATGTATTGCATAATTTCCCGACAAGAGGTCGGATGGTCATTAGGTGACCCGTCGGAAAGGCTCCAGTGTTGACTGCACTGGATTGTCTAAACCTGCACTTTCGCGAGTGTAGATGGTTGGTGTCCACAGATGTGGGGGTAGCACGCGAACAAAGTCAACTTACT